CAAGTATCAGTTAAAGAACAACTTCGTGAAGCTTATAAAGCATCAGACGAAGATCTAAAATACATTGAAGAAGAATTTTCTAATTTCTGTAAAAACCAACAGCTTAAAAAAGCGTTGTTATCAAGCGTAAACTTTTTAAACGCGGGAGACTATGATACTATCCGTTCATTGATTGATAACGCATTAAAAGCCGGACAAGACAAAAATGTAGGCCACGAGTACAATAAAGAAGTTGAATCTCGTTATCGAGAAGATCACCGAATTGTAGTACCTAGTCCTTGGGATTCATTTAATACTTTATTACAAGGAGGATTAGGAAATGGAGACTTTGGTTTGATTTTTGGTAATCCTGGTGGTGGTAAATCTTGGACATTAATTGCTTTAGGTGGCTATGCTGTTAAAATGGGTTACAATGTACTTCATTATACTTTAGAATTAGGTGAAGATTATGTAGGTCGCCGTTACGATGCATTTTTTACCAATATCCCAGTAAATAGAATTACTGAACAAAAGAATAGAAGTAAAGTAGAAGAAGCAGTAGAAAGTCTTCAAGGACAATTGATTATTAAAGAATATTCTCCGGGTAAAGCATCTATGTCTACTATTGAATCACATATTAAAAAATGTATTGACCAAGATTTCAAACCTGATTTGGTTATTATTGATTATGTAGATCTTCTTCGTTCTAAAAGAACGAATCGCGAACGTAAGGATGAAATAGATGATATTTATGTTAGCACAAAAGCTTTGGCGCGCGAGTTAAATATTCCTGTATGGTCTGTTTCACAAGTAAACCGAGCTGGTGCAAAAGACGATATTATTGAAGGCGATAAAGCAGCAGGATCATATGATAAAATTATGATTACTGATGTAGCTATATCCCTTTCGAGAAAACGTCAAGATAAAGTTAACGGTACAGGAAGATTTCACATTATGAAAAACAGATATGGTATGGATGGTATGACATTTAATGTTAAAGCAGATACCTCTACTGGACATTTCGAAGTTTCTGAAAGAGCGGAAGATGATGATGATGAAACTCCAACACAACAAAACTCTTCTCCGGTTTTTAATACTGTTGACTATATGGATAAACAGGAGTTACGTAATAAATTTTTTGAATTAAACGCTTAATTAAAACTATGACAAGTATTATAAAACCTAGGTTAGTGTATAAACCTTTTGAGTATCAAGAAGCAGCTGATTATTGGCTTAAACAACAACAAGCACACTGGTT